GGAAGCGAAGATCGACAATGTCGCTGCTTTGATGGACGCATTCGTAGCATATAAGCTTCATAAAGAGGAGTTTGAGTAGTGGGAAACACAGCTCCGCCGAATGAGCTTATTCATTACGGTGTGAAGGGCATGAAGTGGGGCGTAAGAAAGGACGATCCTTATCGCTCCACTGAGAGTAAATCGTTGAGGAAAGAGAGCGCCCGCAACCTCAACAATTACATGTGGAATGCCATAGCGGACGAACCGATATTCGGAAAGACAATGACGAAGGAGGAATACAAAGCCCTCTCCACAAAGGGCGAAACCTTCGTCAAGAACACTAAGTTCAGACGCATCACTCCGAATTCAGAAGCAGTTGTAAAGGGTAATACCTACGTTTCCACACTAATGAAGGATTCGGATTTTTACCGAGCCGCAATTCCTTCCGTAGGACCAAACACCAAGGGTCTGGGTGGCGGTGGCCGTAAGGCTTATAAGCAAAAGCATTACGAGATTGAAATGAAGGCTACCAAGAAGCTTTCGTCACCTTCAGAGAAAGAACGGGTTGACGCGTTCATAGAGCTTCTTGAAGAACCTTCCATTCAAATCAAGAGTAAAAAGGCCCCCATCACCGGACGAGCTTATTTGGAACGTACGGGTTACAAGCCTTTGTTCAAGCGCTATGAAACCCAAGAACTCGCTTTCAAAGCCTGGGACGAGTTCACATCGATGCAAGGTAATCAGGATAATCCCTTGGCCAAGGCATACTTCGAGAAGATAAAATCTCGAGGGTATAATGCCATCATAGATGACAATGACCGAGGGAAGTACACGGACAAACCATTGGTCCTTCTTGATCCAGAAAGCACAATTAAGATCAACACCGTGAGGCGACTAACGGCGGACGAGATTAATCAAGCTCAGCGTCGACTTAAGGTACCCTAGATCAACAAACTCAATCTAGAGGAAAGGAGGTGACTTGTGGCAAGCCTGTTTTCGCGCGTGAAGAGGAGCTTTAAGCATAGCTGGAACGTTTTCGTAGATCCTAGTTATCTGGACGGACTTCACACCACAGGTAGCAGTGGACTTGGATATTACAGCCCTCCATCTCGGAATCGTTTGTCGTTTTCCGGCGGGGAACGATCCATTATCTCGTCTATCTACACCCGTTTGGGTATCGATGTTTCGGGAATCGACATCCGGCATGTTCGAACAGATAGCGACGGCAGGTACCTCAACGACATACTAAGCGGCCTTCAGGATTGTTTGACCGTTGACCCTAACCTCGATCAGGGTCCGGAACAATTCCGCCGAGACATTGCGATGTCTCTGTTCGAAAAGGGTATAGTCGCTATTGTTCCCGTCGAAACCAGCATCAGTCCTCTCGAATCTGGTGGTTACGACATTCAGCAACTTCGCGTCGGCGAAATTGTAGGATGGATGCCGGAGTACGTTCGAGTCAGTTTGTATGATCAGCGCAGTGGAGAACGTAAAATAGTAACCGTACCTAAAAAGGTCACGGCTATTGTAGAGAACCCGCTTTACGCAGTCATGAACGAGTCGAGTTCGACGCTGCAGCGTCTCGTTCGAAAGCTTAACATGCTGGATGCTATCGACGAAGCTTCCAGTTCAGGAAAGCTGGACATGATCATCCAGCTTCCTTACGTGGTGAAGTCTGAAGCTCGACGACAGCAGGCTGAACAGAGGCGTAAGGATATTGAATTTCAGCTGACCGGTAGTAAGTACGGAATTGCTTATACCGATGGAACTGAAAAGATCACACAGCTGAATCGCCCCGTCGATAACAACCTCTTGGAACAGATCAAGTATCTAACAGACAAACTGTACACCGAACTTGGTCTGACGCCGGAAGTAATGAACGGTACGGCCGATGAAAAAGTCATGATCAACTATTTCAATCGGACCATCAAGCCGGTTATGCAGGCCATCTCGGAAGAGATGAAAAGGAAGTTTCTGACGAAGACTGCTCGTACTCAGGGGCAGTCCATTATGTACTTCCGTAATCCGTTCGCCTTGGTTCCGATGGAAGAGATCGCGGACATCGCTGACAAGTTCACCCGGAACGAGGTGCTGACTTCAAACGAAATTCGCCAGGGAATCGGCTTCAAACCTTCCAAGGATCCTAAGGCAGACATGCTTATCAACAGCAACATGCCGCAGCCAGGGACTTCAATGGGGTATGGAGCCGCTCCGCCTGAGGATTCCGGAGTTGTCGCACAGAGTGACCTCGTCGGAACTTACTTCACAGATCTGAGGGTCGGTAATCGCAACGGTAAGCGTCTCGACAAACTTTATGCGAACGGCTCCGTCGGAGCACGTATACCTATAGAGCAGAAGAAGGGAGACAGTCAAAATGGCAGTGATTGAAGCCGATTTCGGCGGCTGGGCCACTAAGGCTGGACTCAAGTGCACTGACGGACGAACCATCATGCCCGGTGCCTTCAAGCACATGGACAAGTTGCAGGTTCCTCTGGTCTACCAGCACGGTCACAACAACCTGGACAACATTCTCGGTCACGCTGTACTCGAGGCGCGAGACGAGGGTGTTTACGCTTACGCGTTCTTCAACGATACCAAGCAGGGCCAGAGTGCCAAGGCCATGGTGAAGCACCGCGATCTTAAGCATCTGTCTATCTACGCGAACCAGCTTCAGGAGACGGCCAAGAAGGTAACGCACGGTGTTATCCGTGAGGTCAGCTTGGTACTTGCCGGCGCCAATCCTGGAGCTGTCATCGATTTCATCAACATCAAGCATGGTGACGGCTCCATCGATGAGCTTGAGGATGAGGCAATTCTCTACACCGATGAAGAGCTTGAGCATGCTCTTGACCAGAGTGATGACAATGAGGATGACTCCGATTCGACTCAGGATGAGGATGACGACCTCGAGCATGCCGATGACGAGAACCTGACCATTCAGGATGTCATCGACAGCATGACGGAAGAGCAGAAGACCGTCATGTATTTTATGGTCGGACAAGCTTCCGAAGAGACCGATGATTCGGCTCAGCATTCCGACAACTCCACTGAGGGCGATCTCATCCACAAGGAAGGAGCCGACGACATGGCTCGCAACGTGTTCGACCAGAACGACGACACCAAGGACGGCAAGAAGAACGTCCTCAGTCACGAAGACATCAAGGGTATCTTCGCTGATGCTGTGAAGTGCGGCTCGTTGAAGGAGGCTGCTGAGAACTACGTCAACAACCTTCAGCACGGCATCGAGAGTATCGATGTTCTGTTCCCTGACGCCAAGATGGCTACGGGTACCATCGAGCTCGAGAAGCGCCGTACTGAGTGGGTTTCGAACGTTCTCAACGGTACCCGGCACACTCCGTTCGCTCGAATCAAGACCTTCACTGCTGACCTGACTCAGGACGAAGCCCGTGCCAAGGGCTACATCAAGGGGAATTACAAGCTCGAAGAGTGGATCAGCGTCACGAAGCGGACCACTTCCCCGACCACGATCTACAAGAAGCAGAAGCTCGACCGTGACGACATGATCGACATCACGGATTTCGACATCGTCGCTTTCCTCAAGGCTGAGATGCGACTGATGACCGAGGAGGAGATCGCTCGTGCGATCTTGATCGGTGACGGTCGTGCTGCCGACTCCGTGGACAAGGTCAAGGACCCTCTGGGTGCTACCGATGGTATCGGTATCCGGTCGATCCTCAACGACCACGAAGTCTTCGTCACTCAGGTGAACGTGAATGTCGATGACGCCGACTCTTCTTACGAGGAGGTCGTGGACTCTGTCATGGACGGCATGGAGTTCTACAAGGGGACCGGAACTCCGACCTTCTACACGACCATTCCCGAGCTGAACAAGTTCATGAAGGCTCGCGACGAGATGGGACGTCGTTACTACGCCAACAAGCAGGAGGTCGCCGACGCTCTCGGCGTGTCTGCAATCGTCACTGTCGAGCCGATGAAGGAGATCTCTGATCTGGTCGGCATCATAGTCAACCTGGACGATTACAACGTCGGTACGGACCGTGGCGGCGAACTGACGATGTTCGACGATTTCGACATCGATTACAACCAGCAGAAGTACCTGCTGGAGACTCGTATGTCCGGTGCCCTCATCAAGCCGAAGACGGCTCTCATCATCAAGAAGACCGCCGCGTCCAACGTTCTCGTGAAGCCGACCAAGCCGGCGTTCAACACGGCAACCGGTGTCATCACGATTCCGAACGTTACCGGCGTGGTCTACAAGGACAGTGGTGGCACCACGCTGACGGCTGGTGCTCAGGCGGCTCTGGATCCGGGCGAGACCTTCACCGTCAACGCTGTTCCGGCGTCTGGTTACTACTTCGCCACCAACCAGGACGACTCCTGGCCGTTCAAGCGTCCGGCTGCCTGATTTAGGCGAATCAAAAAAAATGACTCGATTTTCTGGAAAGGTGGGATACGGCGAGACTGTAGAAACCTCCCCTGGCGTGTACGAAGACCAGATCACAGAATTCTCATATTTTGGAGATGTGATTCGGAATTCGTTGAGATTCAGGGAAGGTGAGAGTGTCAACAATGACCTCTCGGTGAGTAACTCAATCAGTATTATTGCGGATGAGTATGCCAACGGGCATTTCTTCAACATTCGCTATGTCATCTGGGCGGGGGCTTACTGGGCCGTTTCGAACATTGAGGTTCGGAGCCCCCGCTTGATATTGGAACTAGGGGGTGTCTACAACGGCCCCAAGGCTAGCATTGCAGACACTCCTTGAGGGAGTGCTGGAGAGCGGAAATGTCTATTTCCAGCCTCCGTCCAATTTGGCGATCAAATACCCTTGCATCGTCTACGCACTTGACAATGCGAAGACCGAGTTCGCTGGTAATCTCCCCTACAGTCGCGCCAAGCGATATCAGGTGACGGTTATCGACAGAAGTCCTGATACGTTGATTCCAGACAAGGTGGCCCTGCTTCCTATGTCGAGTATGAATCGAGTATTCACAGCAGATAATCTTCATCACTACGTCTTCAACATGTACTTCTGAAAGGAAGACAAGCATGACCGCACTCACCTGGGACAACGTCGGAGAGCGGGTCTACGAGACCGGTGTCGACCACGGAGTCCTCTATGTGCCCAACACTTCGGGCGTATACGACAGTGGTTACGCGTGGAATGGTCTGACCACGGTCACCGAGTCTCCTTCGGGAGCAGAGTCCAACAAGCAGTACGCGGACAACCGTGTGTACGCCAACCTATACTCCGTTGAGGAGTTCGGAGGGACCATCGAGGCCTTCACCTACCCCGACCAGTGGGCCGAGTGTGACGGATCGGCTACTCTTCAGGCCGGTGTATACATCGGTCAGCAGCCCCGCAAGTCCTTCGGTCTTTCTTACCGGACCAAGGTCGGAAACGACCTCAACGAGGATGCCGGCTACAAGCTTCATCTGGTTTACGGCGCTATGGCGGCTCCTTCCGAGAAGGCCTATGCAACCGTGAACGATTCCCCCGAACCAATGGGTCTGTCCTGGGAGTTCACCACTACTCCGATCGAGGTCGGAACCATCGGCGGCGTAGTCCGCAAGCCCACTGCAAGCATGATCATCGATTCCACCAAGGTGGATGCTTCTGCGCTGAGCAACCTTGAGGATGCTCTGTACGGCACTGTGGGGCAGGATCCTCGTCTTCCTACCCCGGCCGAGGTCTATGCGATGTTCTCGGGTACCGTCACCACCGTCACGCCGACTCAGCCGACCTACAATTCGACGACTGACATCATCACTGTTCCGTCGATCACAGGTGTCAACTACTACATCGACGACGAGCTTGTCCCGCCCGGTCCTTACGGTCCGATCACTGCTGACACGTTCATCGAGGCTCAGCCGGCGGCTGGCTACAAGTTCCCTGAGAGCGCTGACAACGACTGGACAATTACCTACTCGTAGACAGTCTCTTGACAGAGAAGGGAGGCCAGAGAGTGCTCGAAATCGAAGTTCCAATGTCTGAAGGTTTCAACAAGGAGACAAGAGAATTCGTAATTGTTGAGAGTTTTAAGCTTGAGATGGAACACTCTCTGGTCTCCTTGTCAAAATGGGAGTCGAAGTTTGAAAAACCTTTCCTGACCAACCAAGACAAGCCGTCCGAAGAAGTCTTTTGGTACATACAGGCAATGACTCTCACGCCAAATGTACCGCCGGAAATTTTCATGAAACTTTCTGAAGACAATGTCGAGGAGATCAAGGATTACATCGGCGCCAAAATGACGGCGACTTGGTTCAGGGAAGTTCCAACACAGAAGACAAGCCGAGAAATCATAACAGCCGAATTGATTTACTATTGGATGTTCTCGGCTGGCATTCCCAAGGAATGCGAAAATTGGCATTTGAATCGCTTGTTCACTCTCATCAAGGTATTCAGTGAGAAAAACAAGCCTCAGAAGAAGATGAGCAGGGCTGAGATCGCTCGACAGCAGCACTCTCTGAATGCACAGCGACGAGCCCAGTTGGGTACTTCCGGGTGAGAGGAGGGG